CGGCTAGTTACCTAGATGGTTCTCCAGAGGCAGAGGAGAAGATAAAGAAGGCAGAGACTAAAGACCTAGCTAACCTGGCGGTAGCACAGGAGAAGCTACATAGAACCTTTGATAATGTGACAGGTAATAACATTCAGAAGATAGAGGTTAGACACATAACAACCCCAGAGGAGGCCATGAGTCTCATAGATTCGCTGCCAGAGGCAGAAGTAATAGATATAGTAGAAGATGGCTAGGTCACTAATAGACGGAAGCTATGATCCCATCTACGATCAGGTTCGTGGCATACTGGGGGAGCATTTCGAGAACTACTGCTTCATTGTAATGGATGACCAGGGTGAACTATTTTATGACTACAACCACTTGCCAGCAGGTAGAATGCTTTTGCGTGAGATGCAATTGGAGATCAGCGATGATAATATAGAGATTGAGTGGGAGTTTGGGAGTGACCTAGATGAATTAGATGATGATGCAGTGGACTAAGCACCCTACGATACCTACGCCCGACAAGGGCAGGCTAAAGGCTCTATTGGAATACAAGGGGGCGCAGGCTGTCTATGATATATGGAAGGCGCGTGAGGATGCTATTAAGCTAACTATAGACGATCCCCTGCGTCATGGGGTTAACTTAGTTAGCTGGGATAGGATTAGGTGGGCATTGTCTGAGTATAATGAGGTCTTGGTTCTTGGTGGTAACCGTGGTGCTAAGACTACAGGTATGGCTAAGATATTTATGGAGTCCATTACCAAGCACATGGATGGACACGTAGTATTGTTCTCACAGAACGCTGACACGTCCGTAAAGGTTCAGCAGGCTGCCATGTGGGAGTTTATGCCCAGGGAGTTTAAACGTAAGACTAAGGGCATCGAGGGCTACATTAACTACTCTATGCAGAATGGTTTCACTGGTCAGTCTTTTATTTTCCCAGATACCAGGACTCGTGTGGACTTCAAGACCTATACGCAGTTTAGTAATAACCATACCATCTTGGAGGGTTTTGAGTTTGGGTTTCCCAATCTAGGCAACCACCCTGAGAATGTAGGTATTGGTAATGATGAGTATCTAGGGGACTCTACGCTTATCAACACACAGCGTTTCCGTCTAGCTACTAGGGACTCCAAGCTAGTCACAGGGTTTACCCCTATTGATGGCTACACAGAACTCATAGCTGACTACCTAAGAGATGCAGAGATTCTAGAGACTAAACACGCAGAGCTACTAGATGAGCCTGTAGCTGTTAAGCAGTATAGTGTAAACAGGGATGCCGGCATTGTGTATCTGCACACAGACGAGAACCCCTTTGGTGGCTACGATCGTATAGCTAAAGACTTAAAGGGCAGACCTAGGGAAGAGATATTAACTCGTGCTTACGGAGTTCCTGTTAAGTCTATGACTACCCTGTTCCCGTTATTTAGCACTAAGGTTCATGTAACAGACGAACTGCCTACAATTACCAAGGAAACCCACACTGTATACCAGGTAGTTGACCCTGCTGGTGCTAGGAACTATGTGGCTATATGGGCTGCGGTAGACAAGCAAGGGTTTATTACTATCCTACGTGAGTGGCCTGACAGAGACAGCTATGGAGAATGGGCATTGTCTGGTGATCCTAAGTGGAGGTTTGGTCCAGCAGCTAAGAAGATGGGACACGACATCCAGGCATATATAGAAGAGTTCAGGGATATAGAGAGCGACTTGGGAGTAGAGGTGTTTGAGCGTATAGGTGACTCTCGTTTCTTTGCAAGAGAGAATGAGGACAACACAGATCTGTTTGAAAGCTTTGCTTCTAAGGGAATGTTCTTTATACCCTCAAGCGGAGCAGACATTGAGACGGGGCTGTCTGGTTTAGACGAATGGATGCTATACAATCCTAGCGCAGAGGTAGATGATGCTAATAAGCCAATACTCAAAATACACTCATCCTGTGGCAATTTAATACAAAGTTTAATTAACTGGGGACATAAAGGAAAGATAGATGAACCATTGAAAGACTGGATTGACCTTCTGCGTTATCTACGCATGGCAAATGATGGCTATGGTCCAGACTATGTTTCTGACACTTCTATGAACACAACAAGAAAATCCGAGGGAGGATACTAATGGCGAAGAAAAGATTATTCCAAATAGCAAAGGAATGTGGAGTTCCTTTTGAAGAGGCTCTAGAGCTGGCGTTTCAGCATCTAGAAGAAGACATGATTACAGGCTCAAAGCATTTAACATGGATTAACGAAAAGGGGCAGGAGATATTAGATGATGTCATACCTATGCCCGATGTTTCAGCCGACAAAGAAGATGAGGAGCCAAACAGATTAATATACAGGGGGAAAGTTTTAAGGGAATGTCCGAACCCTATGTATGTTGCCGTTCACCACCGAGAACGCTTCTGCAAAGTTAACGTAAAGATTACCCGAAGGATGCAAGGACAGCTAATCGGGAAGATGATTTATTTTGAAGAAATTAAGAATGGAGACATAACCAGCTATCATTGGATAAAAAAGATTTGATAGATATGATAAACTAATAAATACCAATGTTAAGCGATAAAATTTCCGAGGAACTAACTTACGTCGGCAAAGAACCAAGTGTTCAGGCTCTGCGTCAAGCATACAATCAAACCGTAAATGAGCTAGACTCTTATTTCGATCTATGTCGTAGTAGTTACGACGACAGACGTAATTGGTGGCCAGGCAAGAGCCGTGACCTGCGTAAGCATGGCTCAGACGCTTTCCCGTGGGAGGGTGCAGCGGACATGGAGTCCCACGTCATAGATGAGCGTGTTACCAAGTTGGTATCATTGTTTATTTCTTCAATGAAGCGGGCTAACGTCAGGGCTTACCCTGTAGAGATGGGAGACATTGCCCGTTCTAAGATAGTATCTAACTTCCTCAAGTGGATGGTATCTAGTGGTTACATCCCTCGCTTTGCTCAGGAGATGGAGCTAGGAGCCAACTATATGTTGGAACGTGGTTTATTAATTACTTACGTAGGATGGCACAGGGAAGACCGACGCTTCCTCCAGAAGCTAGACATTGATCAGATTGCTCAAATGTCCCCAGAGCTTGCTGCTATTATCTTAGAAGGCAATGATGACGATCAAATCATCCAGCTTATAAAAACAACTTTTGACGGTGTAACTGACCGTAAAGCCAAGAGAGCACTCAAAGAAATACGTAAAAGCGGAGTCACGGAGCTTCCGGTAGTGCGCCGTCAAATTGATGTTCCAGATGTAAAGACACTAGCACCTGATGGAGACTTCATGTTCCCAGCTTATGTCACCGATCCTCAACGCTCACCATATTGCTTCTGGCGCACATACTACACAGCTCAAGAACTAGAAAACAAAGTTGTTACCGACGGATGGGACGAAGACTTTGTAGACTACATGATCGAGCATTACCGTGGAGTAAACATTGATTCTATTGAGCGCGAGCAGGAAGGTCGTCGTTCTATCAGTCTTACAGATTCTGCATACGAGGCTGATGAACTTATCGAGATTGTCCATTGCTATCAACGCTTAGTTGACTCAGAGGACAGCTGTGAGGGCATCTATGAAACCGTCATGCACAAAGACTTTGATGGTAACGAAGGACTAGGAGTTCCAAGCTACGCTAAGTTTAGCCTCATGAATGGCTACGAGGACTACCCAGTTGTAGTTACAAAGCTATCAGAGGACAGCAAGCGTTTGTATGATACGCAGACTATACCTGATGTATTACGTGGCATTCAGCAGCAAGTAAAGGTAGAGCGCGACTCTCGCATTGACCGCAACAGTCTGGCTACCCTTCCACCAATTATGCACCCTGTAGGTAATGCACCTAAAGACTGGGGACCCGGTAGATATATACCATACCGACGCAAGGGCGAGTTTGAGTTTGGTCCTACCCCAAACTTTAATCAAGGTTCTTTAGAAATGGAACAAACTATGGAGCGACAAGCCAACGCATTAGTGGGGTTAGATTATGAAGACCCCATGAGCCAAATGCGTAGGCAGTTCCTAGTAGACAAGTTCTTAGCTCACTGCGCTAATGTTTTAAAGCTAGCATATCGCTGCTTCCAAAGATTTGGACCAGACAGTATCTTCTTTAGAGTTACGGGTAGTCCAGACCCTCAGGTCTTCGACAAGGGTAATCCAGACGAAAACTTTGACATCTTAATTGATTATGATGTGTTAAACTCTGACCCAGAGGCTCAAGAAAATAAACTAAACCAGTTGGTTTCATTGACTCAGTTAGACATGAACGGCAGGATCAGCATTGATCGTCTGCTTGAGGTAGCCGCTAGTAGCATTGATCCAACCCTTGCAGACGCAGTATTGCAACCAGTAGAGGAAGCTCAAGAGCAAATTGTTAAGCAAGTTACAGATGACTTGACAAAAATCTTTGCAGGCATTGAAATGCCGGCTCGTCCAAATGGTGGTCAGATTGCAATGCAAGTTATTGAGCAATATGCGTCTCAGCCAGATGTAGCACAAAGAATAGAACAAGATGAAGCATTCCGAGCTAGAATGGAGAAATACCAAGGTCAGTATATGTTTGCTATGCAGCAAATGGAGAATGCCCAGATTGGTAGAATTGGCACAAACCCCGCTCAAATGGGTGACGTGGATACTCAAAGCATCTAGCATTTGTTTATTATTCTTAAACTATAACGCAATGGCGGATAATAAAACACCTACCGAGTTTGCAAATCGCAGACTTCAGGAGCAAAGATCGCGTAATTACTACGATATGTTGTCTTTGAACGAGGGCAACCTACCAGGTGTTTACGAGGACAGTAAGGGCAATCGCACAATAGGCATTGGATTTAATCTTGAAGATGCTGGTAACCGTAATTTCTTAAAGCAACAGGGTATTGATATAAACGAATTGTTTGCGGGTCGAGAGCTATCGGATAGAGAAACAAAAACTCTTTATAACCATAGCCTAACCCAAGCATTCAATGATGCACAGCAGTATGATCCTGGCTTTGCTCAAAGACCTGAAGCGGTTAAGATGACGCTCGTTGACATGGCATTTAACTTGGGTTTAACTAAACTTAACAAGTTTGAGAAAATGAAGGAAGGTTTAATGAACAACGACTATCAGACCGCCGCAGACGAGATGGTTAATAGCCTTTGGTATAATCAAGTTAAGTCTCGTGGACCAAGAATGGTTAACGTAATGCGTTCTGCAGCTAGATAATTTATGGAAGAAGATATTCAGACCCTCGCTAACTACGAAGCCTTTGCTCGTTTTATTTATTCTATTGAAGCAGCGCGTGAAGAAGTTATTGCCGACATGGCAAACTCATCAACGGAAGTAATACAGCAATTGAGTGGCCGTATTCTAGCCTATGATGACATCCTAAAGATGGTAAACTGGGACGATCTTCGTGCTCGTCATAGCCAGCAACTTGCATAGGATGTTACAATGAATTTATCGCAATCATCCAGCGTATACGGATGGACGAAATTATGACAGAAGATCACTCAAGCGACATCGCCGAGTCGTTAACAAATTCGGTGGCAACAAACATATCAGTGTCCGAGCTTGCCGCTCGACGCTTAGGTGCTAGCCAAGCATCCGAACCAACGGAGGAAGTCGAACAGACTGAAGAAGTTGTCGAGGAAGCGGAAGTTGCATCAGATGAATTGGAAGAAACAGAGGAAGTTGTAGAGGAATCAGAAGAGAGTTCTGAAACCGAAGCAGAGTCTGAAGTGCCTTCTGAAGACGTTCTTTCACAGATTGACCTCGATGAAATGTCGGAAGATGACCTTAGCGAGCTTGGTAAGAAGCTTGGCAGTAAAGCTGTTGAACGGTTTGGAAAACTAACCGCACAACGCAAAGCTGCTGAAGAAGAATTACAAAAGCTACGTTCAAGCATAGAAGCAAATTCTGCCAATCCACTTAAAGGAAATCAGCCAATTAAAAATAATCCCTATGGTAACATTGATACCCTAGAAGGAATTAAAAATAAAGCTGACGAAATAAATGGGATTGTAGAGTGGGCTGAAGATGTATTGTTCAATGCTGATGGTTATGGTCCCGACGACGTAGTAACTGAAGTTGAAGGCAAGGAATTAACCAAGGCTGATATACGCAAGAGCTTGCTCAATGCACGTAAAAGCCGCGATAAGTTCCTTCCCGCACAACTAAATGTTTTGCAAGCCAGAGAGCAAGGCTATCAACTCAAAGGTGCTTTTGAACAAAAAGCACAAGAAGAATTGTCCTGGCTACAAGGTGAAGACAATGATACTCGTAGGCAATTTGAAGCTATGGTAAATGATCCACGCTTTGCCGAACTAGAGGGTGCAGTTGCACCTGAAATTTCAGCACAGCTTTCATATATCATGGCTCACGCTGCTAACAGTTTGTATGGTCGCAAGCCAGTTACAGAATCCAAACAATCCGCTAGATTGAATCCACCAAAGCAACCAACTGGTGCAGGTGCTCAATCAGAACGGAAGGTAGATTCTAGGGTCAAGAAAGTAAACGAATATAAAAATCAATTCAGTAAAACAGGCAGCAAGAGTGATTTTGTAACTCTCAGAACCCTACAATTACAAAACCGATAAATTAATATACAATGTCATTTACAAATACATTTGATACTACAAATACAGGGTCGGCTGTTTCTAACCGCGAAGACTTGACTGATGTCTTGACTATCCTCGCTCCAGAAGAAACTCCAATCCTCTCGTCCGCCGATAAGAAAAAAGCTTCCTCAACATTCGTTGAATGGACAGTTGACAGTCTTGCGGCTCCTAGCACTGCCGGTATTTCCGAAGGTGCTGATGTCACAGCTTTCACTGACCAGTTCGCTGGCCGTGCAAAGCTTGGTAACCGCGTTCAAAAGTTCCGCCGTGACTACATGGTATCCGATATGCAAGAAGCTGTCGATTCCGTAGGTCCTGCTAAGATTGCCCAGGCTGAAGCTAAAGCTATCCGTGAGCTAAAGCGCGACATTGAAGCAACTCTTGCTTCTGCTAACACTCAAGCTACTGAAAACGGTGCTGGCACAGCCAACGCTCTTGGTGGTCTTGGTGATTGGATTCAAAATGCTGCTGGTTCTGCTAATGTTCCTGCTGCGTTCCAAACACCTGCCGCAAGTATTGTTGATGCTGGTGCTACTCTTAGCGAGAGCGAGTTCAACGGCCTAATCACTTCTATCTTCGGAGTTACTGGTTCAACCAATAATCTTATGCTTATTGCTGACACCACTCTTCGTTCAGACATCAGTGACTTCGCTCGCACAACTGCTTCTGCTACAGACAATGTTCGCTCTGTGAACTACGACGGTAACAGCGGTGAAATCAAGCTATCCGTTGATCTCTATCAAAGTGATCATGGTATCGTATCCATCGTTAACGGTAACCCAGACTGTATGCCAACTCAAGGCGGCACAGCAGGCATGATGGGCTACTTGGTTAACCCTGAGTACTATGGTGTCCACGAACTCATCCCAATGGGAAGCACACGTCTTCCTAATCTTGGTGGTGGCGAACGTGGTTTCGTTGATTGCGCTTTGACCCTCGGTGTATACCACCCTGGTGCTCACGGTAAGATCGTTGATCCTTCATAATTAACCAAGGAGATATAATACTATGGCTAAATTAACCGTAAATGAAGCAAGTGGTGATTTCACTCACGTACTTGTTCTATCCGCTCAAGACATCGTTAACGCAAGCACTAATCAAACTGTCTGGGGACAAATCCCAGCCGGTGGTGCAGTTGACGTTGCCTTCGCTGTTGAGTCTGTAGCTCTTGTTGGAGCTTCTGACATCACCCTTGAAGTTGGTACTGGAACTGACGACGACACACTTATCGATAGCTTCGACATCGACGCTAACGCGGGTGCTACTGCATACAACACTGGAACAGACTTCATTCAAGCTAATGGAGACACAACAGTTAAAGCAGGAGCTTCTCCTGTTGCTGGTTCTGGTGGTGCTGCTGCAACCAATCTTATCTACAAGTTTGGTGGTACAGTTGCTAACCTTACTGCTGGTGAAGTTATCATTGGTGTTCGTGTATTCGACCCAATCCGCTTCTCTGCAAGCTAATTAAATACTGGTTGGGGGGGCGCAAGCCCCCCTGCCTTTTTAATATGGATATTATCATTCCCAACATCAAGAAATACTCCGATGGAGAAATTGATCGAGCCTTTATGAAGGAGATCAAAACTGGTTTTAATCTGGAAAAACAGACTGAACAAAAGAGAGTTGCACAAGCAGCAAAAGAAGCAAAAGAACTAAGAGGAAAGACCCACCCGGTATTAGGTAAGCCAGTTGCTACTATGCCCGCGAGAGAGTTCTTCCGTCTTACAAAGAAGTATGGTCAAGAGACTGTGCATTCTAAAGAATTTTTAAAATACTACAACAAAAAGTTTCCTGAACTAAGCCCCAACAAAATATAATGCAGGACAGAACATATAGCGATTTATTATTTCTTATACAATCTTTAGTTGGTGGGGGTAACCTAACGACAGAAGAACAGGGATCAATAGATAGTTTTATTAACCGCAGGGCGCATGAAGCATTTCAGACTAGCCAAACTTGGCCTCGGTTTTTAGTAGGTTCAGAAAAACGTAATATTATCTCATATGTTCTTTCAGGGGCAACTGGAAATGTTTCTGGCGCTAATGGAAACTATAGATTTATAGGTCTTAACGATGGGGACATAGGAACAGCTGGAACTAAGGTTTACGAAGACTCAAATCCAGCCGCTCCTGTAAATTTAATATACAAAAATAGCAGTAATGCTTGGATAGTAACCTATGCTGCTGCGTTTTCAATAAATTCCGATGGAACAATAGATATTACTGACGCTGGAGCAACTCAATTTACAGAAGCAGATTCTATAAAAAAAGACAGAGTTGAAGATGTAGAAACCTGGACACCTAGTCAAACGTCAGAAGCTTTATTAGTTGCTGCCAAAAATCTTATTCCTTATGCGGAAACAAATAAAACTAATATTGGAGAGTTTTTAAAGGTTTATCGCAAAAAAGCATTTCTTAATGACTCAACCCTAGAGTATGATTTCTTTGTAGATTTTGACGGTGCTAATATTCTTAATATTACAAATACAACTGATAGTGCAGCTTTTGTTACTTACAAGAAAGAACTACCTCAGTATACAATCACTAGCATAGATATACCCAGTGAATGGTTTTTCTTTATAGCTCACGGGGCTTATGCCGACTTCCTTCGCATGGAAGGAAAGGTTGAGCAGAGCATGGCCGAAGAAGGTGTAGCTCAAGGTTATCTAGCACAAGAGCTAGAAAAAGTAGACAATATGTCTAACAATAATGTTTTTAGAAGGTTCTCAACTCATGGGACTAGACAATCAAGGTAAAATATAATTATGGCAAGTTCAAGAAATAACGCACTGGAGTTTAGCTCCGTAGGTTCTATAGTTATCAATGCAGCCGACGGTGCAACCGCCGGTTCTTTTGGTGCTATTCAGTTTCTGAAGGATTCAACTCTTTCAGGTCTGACTGCTACTAATGTTACTAATTCTGCCGATCTCCTTACAACTCTAGGGGCAGGCACAATTATCTATGGTAACTTTACTAGCGTTACCATTAGCGGTGGCTTAGTGCAACTACACAAGGTCTAGTATGCACGTTAGCCTTGATTCAGCCCTGGGTCGCCAGCGTCGGCTGAACTCAGTGGGCGAAAGTGCCTTGCAGATTGCTCCTAGTGCTACGGCGGCATACAGCCTCCGTAGTCTCACTGGCGGTGATCCCAGGGTTGTGCGTGTGCGTCGGGACACAAGTGGTGGCGCGGGAGATGATGATGAGCAAGACTTTACTGTTTCTGGTATATCTTCTGGTGCTTTAGTTAACTTTGTTGGTTCAGGCAATGATGGCTATGTAGATACTTGGTATGACCAGTCAGGTAACGGCAGAGATGCAATACAACCAACTGCTACAAGTCAACCTAAGATTGTTAACGATGGTTCTTTATTGGCTGATGGTCTGACATTTAATGGAAGTCAGTCATTCGCTATGCCTTCTAGTATTATTTCTAATATAAATTCTGTTTCGTGTTTTCTTGTATGCAAAGGGAGAAGTGGATTTAATTACGCTACTGCATTGTCAATTTCTAACGCAACGAACATAAAACTTTCCTTAGCAACCGATACATTTGGTTCATTTTACAATTCATACGGATCTTCGTTTACAAGCCTCGGTACTCCTGATGACGCAAAACATTTAATTTCCCTAGTAGTGGGGGATTCAGGTGCTGAATCATTCAAAGATAGTACTTTAAAGGGAACACTTGCTACTGCATCTGGCTATACGGCGTCAGCGTTTATTGGAAGCGACCCAAATTTAGGGACTTTTTGGGCATCGCAGATTGATGAAGTAATTATCTATGACTCCAACCAAAGCGCAAATCGAGTAGCCCTTGAAACTAACATTCAAACCGCATATCCAACCCTACCATAATGCTTTATTTAATATACGCAAGCAAAGAAGCCGCCATTGAACGAGCCGACGAAGAAGGCAAGGAAATTGGCTATAGCTATTGGATCAATGGAATAGGCACACGTTGGCTTACCTACCCTGCTGAAACTGCTGATCATATGTGGGCATTGGACGTAACTGACTACGATCTGGACGAGTCCGAGGAATCATCGACAGTTGACCACTACGTACCCCTATCCCTACCCGACAAACACACCCCTACCTGACCCTGAGGACTAAACGCTATGCAAGATATTATCTACAGATCAACAATCGGAACAGGAGGCTTTATAGCTACCATTGAGCTATCTCCCGTGAACGAACTGCTTGGTTTCTGCGTGGGTCTATCGACCTTCATCTATATGGCTGCATCCGCCATCAAGGTAATCAAAGAACTACTAAAGAAATAATGACACCAGAACTACTAGCAATGCTTGGAGGAGGGATCAGTGGCTTCGTAATGAAGCTCATTGGCACACAGATGGAGAGTCAGGCTCGCCAGTTCGAGCGTATGATTACGTCCCAGCAAGCGGCAGATGCCTCAGCAGATGCAGCGGCTAAACGTAATGGTGGTGTGTTGGTTCGTAGGTTCCTAGTAGTATCCACCGTCTTTGCCATTGTAATAGCCCCATTCGTCTTTGCGTGGACTGACGTAGGGGTAACCATAGGTAGAGAGACAAACGGCTTTCTAGGGCTATTCAAGAGCCTGCAATGGGACACTGTGCAGGGCTTTGTTATTTTACCAGAAATTAGGCAAACTGCCCTAGCCATCGTAGGCTTCTACTTTGGTTCATCACAAATTAAATGAATGAAGTTTTACAAATCATCGCATCTCTCTGGCCTATCGGTATTGGCGTTATTACGCTCATCATCGTGCTAGCCAGAATGCACTACAACATCGAAGCTCTTACAGAGAAAGTAAAAGTCCTGTTCGATTTTCACAACAAAAGAAACAAATAATATTATGCCACAAGGAAAAGGAACATACGGAAGTAAGGTAGGTCGTCCATCTAAAGCTGCTAAGGCTAAGGGAGTAAAGAAAAAAGCTATAAAAAGGAAGGGTAAATAATATGTTCATGCCAGCAAATCCATCAGATCCAAATGCAGAATTTACTAGACGCAATAATACAGAATGGGTAAAACGAAAAATTATCAAACAAGATGGCACTAAAGGGTATTGCTCAGATCATAGGCAAGAGACTGATCCATCTTGTTGGCAAAAAAAGAGTTCTCGGCCGATGGGTGAACGCAGATCATACAATCCTGGTCGTAGGTTTGCAGGAGGAGCACCTCGGGTGGGAAATATGCACCGACCACACAGCTTCACTATTGGGCGTTTTTAACCATGAACAGAAAAATACTCAGCGTCGCAAGAAAACTTGAGCAAGCATCTAAGGCTCACGCTGGGCAAGCAAAAGTTCTACGCAAAATTGTAAAATCTAAAATGTCTAAAAAGAAATAAAGATAATTAATATGTATACTAGAAAACCAATAAATAAAGGTAAATCAGGAAAAGGTTCCTGTGGAGAAAGAAAAGGTTGCGGCTGTAAAGACAAAGGATAATGCCAAAGAAAGCAAAGAGTGGAGGTAAGATATGCCCGGAAGGTAAAGCCTGGGCTAGACGTACGTTTGACACGTATCCGTCCGCCTATGCGAATATGGCTGCATCCAAGTATTGCAAGAATCCTAACTATGCAAAGAAATCCAAGGGTGGTAAACGTAAAAGAAAGTAATGGCTCAGTTAGAACAATGGAGAAAACAGAACTGGGTAAGGATTGGAACTGATGGATCTATCAAAGGACCTTGCGGAACGTCGAAGGATAAGAAAAACCCTGACCGTTGCCTCCCTAAAAGAAAGGCTCTCAGTCTTACGAAATCGGAGAGAGCAAGCACAGCTAGAAAAAAGAAAGCAGCAGGAGCCAAAGGAAAAACAGTCGTAGCAAATACACCCAGAGCAAAGGTAAGAACTAAATGAGGAAGGAACACAAAAGTAAAAAGGGAGGACTCACGGCGGCTGGTCGTGCTCACTTCAAGCGCAAGACTGGTGCTAACCTCAAGCCCCCTGTTACTGAATCTAATCCAAAAGGCAAGAAGCTAGCTAGAAAGAAATCATTTTGTGCCAGGATGTCTGGCGTTAAGGGTCCAATGAAGGACGAGAAGGGAAGACCAACACGCAAGGCACTTGCATTGAAGCGTTGGAAATGTTAATTTATAAATAACTATGGCTAGTACAACTGTAAACTTTAATTTAAAAACCGCTGGTTACGCTAACTACGCTAATCAGACGTTAACCTTTACCCTTCTTAGTGCGGGTGCTGAGGCATCCTCTGGAACTCAAGACTATGTTGTCTTACCTGGGACTGTAACAGCAACAAGTGATGCTAATGGTGACGGGAGTGTAAGTCTATTCAGGAATGGTAAATCTGGCATTGATAGTGTTTATGAGGTAGTTTTTCCAAATAGAGAACGAGCTAAATTTATTATACCTGCAGGAAGTTCTACGATAGAACTTGCTACACTTATAGTAGATAACGTGCCGAGTGGGTCTTCTACACAACAAAGTTCTGTTTATGATAAAGCTATTCAAAGAGCTAACCATACTGGAACGCAGACCATAAGCACTATATCTGATGCCGGAACAATAGCTTCCCAAAACTCTAATGCAGTTAACATTGATGGTGGGGCTATTGATGGAGCCGTGATTGGTGCTAACTCCGCAGCTGCTGGAACATTTGCTGCCCTAACATCTGCTGCCCTAACATCTACCTCAATAAGTGTATCAGATGGAGATATTACTAATGTTGGTGACATTAACTGTGACACAATTTCTTCTGATGATGCCTCAACTGGGCTAAATGTTGTTTTTGATGGAACTGACACTGGGGATAACAAAATTACTCTTACGGACAATCTTGCTAATGCTTTAGATATTACTGAGTCTACAAATAGTTATTTAAAGTTTACCACCACTAACAGCGGAGAAAAGGTAGTAATTAGCAAAGACTTAGACATATCTGGTACAACTACGGCTGCTGCTGTTACTGGAACTACTATTACTGCTAGCACTAAGTTTGCGGGAGCCATTGATGGAACAGTTGGTGCTACTACCCCTGCTGCCGTTACAGGAACTAATGTATTAGCTACTACGACGTTAGGCTATAAGGCTGGTAGTGGTGGAACTGTTACTCAAGGAACAAGCAAAACTACTGCCGTTACCCTTAATAAAATAAACGGTGAAATTGTAATGAATGCCGAAGCGTTGGCGGATGATGCTACTGCTGCATTTACATTGACTAACAGCACAATAGCTGCAACAGATGTTGTTATTGTTAATGTTGCTAGTGGTGTTGCGGTAGCTGGATCATATCAAGTTACTGTAGGAGCCGTAGCTGCAGGTAGCTGTAGCATAAGTGTTTTAAATGTAAGCGGAGCTTCTAGGACCGACACTATTAAACTTAACTTTGCAGTAATTAAAGCAGTCGCATCATAATGGCAGTATATCACAGAACTCAAAGGCTTCAAATCTACGGAAATAAACCCGAGGTTGAACAACTATTTGGCAATCGTTACCGAATGACCGTTCGTTGCATAGCCAAGAATGATACTGAGGCTTGGTACGACAAAAACAAAGATCAGATATTTGCCAACTTTGGAACATTGTATGATGCTGAAATGTCTATTGACGGCATTCCTTCTCGCACCGGGGAGGCTTATAGCAATATGGCTCTAGTTAAGAACGAGGCATCTTATACGCAAACGGGGGAGTATGTTATTTTATTTACATATGAAACTCTTACAGACCAATTCGTACAAAACGTAGCCGACAAGGTAGACTTTGAGATTAATGGTTTAATGCGGATTACTAGATCGGTCGTAGCATTGAATGGATCAGAATATTCTAAAGAAGTTGGTACTGGTTCATCCATAACAAGCGTGGGTCATGGAGCATCAACAGACCAACCAGTAACTCTTTACTTGTCTCGCGCCCTAGAAACTTCCAAAAGAGATTACGAGGTTGGTTACGTAGAAGTAGTTGAAACCTGGCTTCAGGCAGGAATCCTTAACAGGGGAACTGTGGACATGGATGATGGTTCATTGCAACAACGGGTTACTAGTTACTTGGCAGTCGAGCCAACAGCTCTTGGCATTGTTACTAGAAGAGACACAGGATCATTTGAGGGTTTATCCACTTTTACCGTTACTGAAATTTTAGATTCAACTGGCTCTGCTTTATCATCAACTGAACCAAATTTAGTAAAAACAACATCAAGCATTTCAAGTTTTTCTGTACCTGGCCTTGTTAGTCTAAGAGAAAACGCAAACACAGAATTTACTACGGAGACCGATGGCACTATTCTGGGAAATAATTATATTAATTTTTCTTTTGATCTAAGGGGTCCAATTGACGTTTCTTGTCCTACTCAAACACTAGAGTATTTGCAAACCGAAAAAGAAATACAAAGTGCTGATTACAGGTTAGGTAGTGCAACTGGTCTGTGGAGTCCAGGAAGCTGGGCTAGTTCTAGAATTACCGGAATTGATAAAAAAAATAAACCGTTCAGCGTATCAAAGGCATATAGAGGGTACAGAGCACCAGAAAATTTAATAAGGTTTGAGGAAGACCCTGTGACTGGAAGTAAATTTGCTTCAGGATTAGAGCGATATATCTCGTCTCCTCGATCATTAAGTAATGCTAGTTCAACTGGGAGGAGAATGACTGTTTTTATAGATGGTTATCAAATGGCTAATAAAATTCCACCAATCATTGAAATAGGGGGAGGTCCAGAAAACCCTGTAGGAAAAAAATATGTAACCAACATTACAATTCAACCAGATTTTAAAGATATAGATGGAGTCGTATATTATAGGAAAACAGTAACGGTTAAAGATGTAAAGGGAGATGCTGTAGATGACGCTTCTAGTGGGGATTCGACGGACAATAAGCTAGCCAGTTATACCGCTGATGCCGTAACTGCAGTTAGCAATATTACTGGAGGAAGCACAACAGCCCGGACGTTAGAACTAGACGCAAGTTTATATTCTGAAGAAGATGATTACTACCAAGGGGCATTGCTTGAAGTGTATGCTAGAGATTTAAATAGTACTAATGCCTTTAAAGATCTTCAAAGATTTATGGTTAGTGGCTATAACCCAGAAAGCAATAAAATTTTGCTAGTTAACAATCTTAATGACAATCAGGCGGCAGGTCGTTACAGGTCAGGGACAGAATCTGATATTACTAACTATGATTTTGCTAGAATAAGACTGTCTAGATACGACGTAAATGGAACTGTAGTACATAACAAGAGAGCGACCAGCAGCTACCGTAGCATTACAGTTACGGGAGAGTTTACGCCATTTAAACAACAGCGACTAGAATATGATGGATCAGTCCCCCCCCTCAACTACAATATTGATTATTCAGGATGGTCATTAAGAGTTGGTATCCATGATTTTCCAATAATAGTTCTTGTCGCAGATAGGAGGACCAAGAGTAATATTTTTCGGATTGCTACCACCAGTCTTTCTCTCGCAATAAATGCGGGTGATACTTTTACATTAATACCGCCCGTAACATACACTTGGCCTACCCTTTAATATGCCAGTAACTGACAAACAAAGATTTTTTCATAATGCCGCGAAAGAAGGTGAACGCTTGGATCAGCAAGCAAGAGAAAGAAATGCACACGATCGACAACGAAGACGACAAGAGGATCGAGATTTCGATAACTCCATAGGTGAAATTGAGGACAGGTACAAAGAAGCTATAAATAACGCAACTGACACGAGAGATAAACGTGACTTAAGAAAAGAGCGAGATCAAGTAATTAGAGACGCGAACGAGAGAAGGGAAAAACAGGATAATCCAACAAACAGAAATACAACTACCGACGATGACTCTACAGACACTACTGGCAGTTATCCAGAGAATGGAGCTGATGGATCACCGGGCGGTGGCGAAGAGTCTGGAACTTTTACCTTAGACATAGTCAAAAGCGACAACACGGCTGGAACAGCAACCTTTAGTGGAAGCGGAGTAAACTAATATGCCCAATGCCATCCTAAGAGCAGGTCCATTCGCAAGTTCATCCGACTCATTTTTAAACGAGCAAGACCCACTTATTGTTGGTAGCTTTGCTAATGTCAGTGTTTATCCAGTTAATTGTGCTAATACAACTTCTTCATCAGCTTGGCCTTGGAGGTATAACGACGTTCTTAGTAAAACTTTAACTACACATACTGGGTGTGAATCTACTCCAGGTGGAGATTCACCTACTGAAAGTTCGGCAACCTCTAATTCTGGATCAGTAAAAACCGCCACTGGTAATTTTTCTGCAAGCAATTCGGCAAGTTCTAATCGAGGGACTACAATAGTAACAGGGTTAAGCTTTGCTTATCAAGCAACGCAAAGTTTTCAAATTAAAATAACTTACAATGGTTTAGCTTCAGCTAGTGCTGGTCAGGTAATTGACACATCTAGCAATATACAATTTCTTGACAACACGACTGGAGAGAACTTTAACGGTTTTCCTAGTTTAAGTGGCTCGTTAACTAAGACGCTGCCCGCATCTGTTGTTCCTGCTTATTATTCTGTTACATTAGAAGTGAGTATTGTCATTGAGTTCCCTGACGATATTTGCATACCAAACACTGGAAGTGCCAATGCCTCTGCGACTTTAGGTCTTGAATTTTTATAACAACTAACCCCTTACCCCCTATGGTATAATAGGACTAACCCCTTCATTTAAAACATTAAAACATTAAAACATTAAAACATTATGGCACTTAGAGTTGGACAATCAGCAGAAGCAGATCGCTACAGACCTGGAGGAAGAAATTATCGTGGTCCCGTCTTTGGACAACAACAGCAATCTTCGCCGCTTGAACTAAAATATTCTATTCCAACGGGTGGATTCATGGGGCAAAACCAAATAGGGGGACAGTCTAGAATTAATGTATATAGAAGACCTGAACCCGAACTTACCCCTGAGGAGCTTGAGGAACAACAGTTTAAAGAAAGAGCAGAGCGATACCAGCGAGATGCGGCTGAATTTCAATTAGCTCAAAGAGAAGCTGAGTTAGAGCAATCAAGGCGTGATCGACAAATTCAAGAAAACAGAGATCGTAATGCTGCTCGCCAAATTGCAAATAGAACTTATATGCTTGATGGAAGACCAGTTAGTGCTGAAGAAATGAAAGCTGCCTCTGGCAGATATTTGCCAAATTATACAACTCTACCAGAGGTAACTCCCGAACAACAAAGGGCAAATTCTTTACAGCAATCTTTAAGTCAATTTATACAAAACCCAATGCAATTTTTATTGGGAGGCGGTCAAAATGTAGGAGAATTGTTTAATTATATAAGTCAAGCAAATCAACTGTACGGTCTTACTGGGCAAGAAGGTAGTTTTATGGACTCTCTTTTTGGTCAATCTAGGCCAATACCAGTTAGCAGCCAGGGCAATAGAGTTGGCTCTTCAATGAATCAGGCAACTGTGCCCAACAAAAATATGTCACAGGAGCCACCCCGCAGGGCATACACATATTATGGCTATTAACTACAATCCATTTTCACAATTCAACGTCGAGCCTTCGTCGTTTAGTTTACCCGCAGGTATGACTATGAACCAAGCGGCTACTACGAACGCCATGATGCAACCAGTTTCTCTGCTAGGTCAGCAGAGCTTTGGTGCGCCTCAGCAAGCCTTTCAGTTTGAAGAAGAAGAAGAAGATTCGTTCGGGGAGAGCTTGCTGGCTGGGCTAACCTTTTTAGGCACTGCTTTGACTAGGGGTCCTGGTAAAATTGTTCCGTCTTCTGGTGGATCACTTGCTCCGACTGGACAAATTGTGCCGTCTTTTAGTAGACCAATGATAAATGTAACTGGATCTGTTCCACAATTATCTCTACCTGGTTCAACGGCAGCCCCTGCTGTTCTTGGTGGAGCATCTAAGTTGGCTCGGTTTGGATCACCTGGAAGTTTGTTATACGGAGGTGCTGATTTATTAACCGAGTTAATTACAGGAAGAGGTTTATCAGAGAGAATTGGAGAAGGTGTTGGGGGAGCAGTAGGAAACTTCTTGTTTCCTGGAGCACAGGAATTACCAGCCTTTACTAATGCAGGAACACTGGCAGAATTAGCTGAAATGTCTGCTCCTGTTGATCGAGACAGAGATCCTATACGAGCAACCTACCAATTAGGGCCTGACTATAACAATGAAACTATAATGGAGCGTGAAAGCGGAGAAATATTTGCTCCAAGTGCAAGTCAGCTAGAAGCATTTATGGATGGAATGGAAGCTGCATCTCAACCTACAGCTACGGGTCTTGGCCTTGGAGGCAGTGAGGGCGTTGTATTTGGTGGAGGTCGAGCACCTATGACTCAAGCAGAAACAAGGGCTATGCTTCAAGAACGCTTTGGAGCACCTACCATATCTGAAATACAAAACCTTCCTAGCGGTCAAGGTATGGGAATGATGACAGATGCACAGGGCCGCATGATCTCACCAGGAGATAGCAGAACTGCATTCGATCAATTATCTCAAGATAGAATTGATAGGCTAGAAGCTCGACCAGACTTCATGACTGCATATAGTGAACAAGAACTTAGGGACATTGCGGAAGCTGGTCAAACCGAGGGTTCAGTCAGAGGCGGTGAAATGTCTTTTGAAGAAGCTCGTAAGTTTGTTCCAAAGGGAGCTAGGGAAACTACAAAATCATATAACGAGCGGATCAAAGCATTTCAAGCTCAACAGAACAGCGTTATAAATAAGCTCAAGGAAGAATACGAAGAGTATAGGGTTGCTGGTCAAGGTATAAACAATGAAAGATTAGAGGCTTTAGCGGCTCAATATCAACAAACTGAACCCGAAAAGTATAGAGAGACTCTTCAAGTTGCTCAAGAGATGCTGCGAAGGGGCACTCTTCAGGATGAAATGCAAGCAGCCATGTATGTTGTTGATATAATGGGAGGAAAGGTTTCTGATATATTTAACCCAGACAGACCAATTTCTGTTGACGTTGACAATATTCCTAGCGGAGCTAAAGAACAGTTGATAAGCGACCCATCGTTAAGAGATTTGTTTGATGCTAAATACGGAACAGGCGCAGCTGATAAAGTTTTAGGTAATTAATGGCAAATCCATTCGACAGGTTTGATACTGTTCAAAATCCTTACAGCGGGTTCAATTCTATGCAGAATCCATTCGACAGGTTCGATGCTCCGCAGAATCCGTTTGATGCGTTTGACGACGACGAAGAAGAAGAGGGTCCTGGCATTGGTCAAGTTGCTTCTGGGCTATTGGCTGAAATTGCTATAGCAGAATCATTGAAGTATAAGGCCGCTAAGACTGGGGCGAAGCGAGGTCCTTATGGAGCTTTCCAAGGTTACATTGCGGGTGGCATTGGGGGTGGCATTACAGGAAGTATTGCTGCACAAAAACTTGAAGGTAGGGATGATATATCTTGGGGTCGCGTAGTTGCTGACTCCCTAATAAACTTAATCCCAGGTGGTTTAGGAAAGGCTAAGTCAGGATCAAAGGTAATACCTAGACTGGCAAAAGGAGCGGCTATTAGGGGGACAGAGGGTGCTGTTATAGCTACGTTAGGAGGTCAAGTAGAGAAGGGTATAGAGGAGGGAGAACGACTAACCCTAGACGAAGTATCTACACTAGCAGGAACGGGCTTTGGCTTGGGCTTAGGATTGGGAGTCGCAGGAGAAGTCCTGAAGAAGTCTTACAGCAAGTTTGCTGGTAAGAGCGATAGCTTCCTCAACAAGGCTTACAATGATGGAGATCCAGAAGCTACGGCATTCGTTGAATCTGTCGCTGGCGAAAACCCTACAGGCAGGGGCATGAGGTATCTTAAAATGCTAGGTGCTAAGTTGTCACCTGCTACTACCCTAGGAAGGCAGGTCAATGAAGAAACAAATTCTGCAATATCAAAGGCTAGAGCTAGACTAGACACCGCCTCAACTGTCCGGGATCAAATCAACAAGCAGACCAAGGATTTCACTCAAGATCAAAGAGATCAACTGGATGATTATATATTCAACAAGACAAGTGATATTATTCCAGAGGCTCAAGGATTAAAGCCAATTCTAGTTGAGGCAAGAGAGTTAATTAACGAGTATCAGAATACAATATATAACTTATACAAAGAGGGGCGCATTGATTTGAACGATTATGTAGCTGCTAAAATAAACAAGAGCATTAAATCAAAGGATTACTTTACCCGGGAGTATCGGTTCTATGAAGACCCCAGCTATACTCCAAGTCCTGAGGTAACTAATAAGCTAAAAAGCAGGTTGTCCAAGGACGGAATGGATGATGAGTCCATTAATGTATTTATTCGTGGCTTAGATGAACATAAAAAAAGACAAGATACTGTTGGACTAATGAACCACATAGCTGGTGCTAGCAGCGGTAGTACGAAAGTGTTTAAGAAGCGAAAGTTAGACGAATCTCCAGAACTAAGAGAATACCTAGGAGAGTATACCGAAGCTGGTGAACGTATGTTTGGGACTATTTCTAGACTGGGCAAAATAGCAGCTCAAGAGGAATCAAACAAATCAATTACAGAGCAAATAGTTAAGAATAACTTAGGTCGAGTTGTAAACTCTGCGTCCGAGGACACGGGCGATCTAGTTCCTCTAAGTATACGAGGCAAACAACAAACCGTAGGAGACTCTTTAGTTGTAAGAAACGAAAAGGTAAACAAGTATCAAGCCCCAGACGGCAACAGGTTTGATACTATTAAGGAAGCCACGGACGCTGGTTACAAAAAACAGCAACTAAAGAAAATAAACAGGCAGGCTATAAAGGTTCGTCAACCAGGTCAATCGGTGTATGTTCCTGAAGAAGTGAACGAAGCTCTTAACCAATACTTTGCGACAGGGAGCCAAAGGGATGGCACTTCCATGGTAGAGTCTGTTCTTGGTAAAGTATTATCTACGACAACCGCTGGGGCTAAGTTTGTCAGAGTGCCGCTCAACGCCGCTTCTTACCCCGTTCAGTTTATTGGTAACGGTGTTATGGTAGCGGGACAAGGGATGAATCCGTTTAATGGATGGAAGCGAGGCTTTGGCATTGCGCTCAACGAAATAAATAACAAGGGCATAGCTAAAGGTAAATATTCTCTAAAAGAAATTAACCGATTGAAAGAGCTAGACCTAATAGACCAAGGTGTTGTCGCTGGCGACATAAGGGACGGATTTAAAAACGGAGTTCTACCTAAAGCGTTCAGTAAGGTAACAGATTTTTTTGGTAAAGCATACAATGTATTTGATACCGCACAGCGCATCTCCGTATTCGAGAACTACAAGGGTTTCCTTAAAAACAACATCCCAAAGGAACAGTTTAATAAACTTACAACTAAACAAAAAGAAGACATGGCTGCCTTCTTGACCAACTCTACATACCAGAACTACGGTCGTATCAATAAGAACCTGAGGAGCATGTCGAGATACGGCATACTAAATGAGTTCGCTGCTTTTAACATTGAGCAAACTAGGACTCTGTACAACCAGGGCCGCATGGCTAAGTCAATGTTGGATGGATCCTTCTCCGACGAAATGGAGAAGGCTTACGGGGTAACGCTAAACAAGGATGCAATGAGGGGAGAAGGTTTAAAGCGTGTTGCAGCACTGTCGGGAGTATTGACCCTTGGGTCTGCGGGAGTATCGCAGCTTAATAAAATGGGTGGAGTAGACGATGATGATGAGAAATTCCTCAGGGACTTTGGCTTGGCTAAATGGGAAGAGGATCAGAGTTTACATATTAGGAGAGACGGAAATAAACTTTCTTTAGCAAACATGAGCTATCAAATACCTTCGGCTGAACTAACATCTATTGTTGAAGCAGGGTTACGGGGTGATGACTTTGAGTCTGCTGCTGGAAATATTGTTGATTCAGCTTGGGGTAAGTTTGGTGGAGATCTAACCATCAATCTGAAGAACATAGTTTCTGCTGTGACCAATACAGACCTAAGAACAGGCAAAGAGCTTGTCAATGAACCTGATGGCATGAGGAAGAACCTTGGTCTAGTTAAGTATTACTTTGCTGAAAACTTTACGCCGGGGACAGTCAGGGATTTACAATCTTTAGACAAAAGAACTTCCGTAGAAAATACGCTTAGGTATACACTAGGTTATCGCTCAAGGAACACGACTATTGACGAGGGCATTGGATACAAGCTTAGAGACTTAGAGAGTTCCTTGACGAACATACGATCATCCTATTCTGGAGACACCAAAAAGATGGACTCCGTGGAAGATGCTTACAATAAAAACAACGCGGTGTATCTGAGGAACATGGAGGTTCTTGTGGACTTCGCGAGTCAAGCCAAAGACTTTGGCGCAAGGAATCCAGACTCTGGTCTAACGGATGAGAAGATAGATAGTTTAATGCAAAAAGCTGGATTTAATAAAACCCAAAGAGACGGGGCAATGTCTGGGGTTATTACCGATATGCCAATATTTGTAGCTTCGGGTGCGAGGAAGAAGGAAGATAAGATAAATCGTTACATTGAGCTAGGATTGAAGATGAGTCCACAGACACTTACTACCATGCTTCAAAGAGACTTCGACGATAAGAAGATTAAGAGAGCCGACGTGCGCAGGATTATGATAGGCGTAGAAGCCAACAAGGTCTTTGGACAATAAAAAAGCCCCCCAGTTACCTGGAGGACCTTAGTTTGTTAGCTTCGTGGTTTGGAAGGGCTGGCTAACGGCAACCCCGTATTAGGCTGAATAGACCTTTCCGGAGCACTCACGACTTACTCTTTTGCAGCTGAGACACTAACAAAGTTATTCTCGCTCCTCTGCGTTAGACAGGAGGCGATGCTGGAGCATATTAACTTTATTCTTCAAGTTATCTATGTCCTTGTTTAAAGTTTCATTCTGTTTGGTCAGAGCTTCACACGATCTAGTCATGGCCTCTAGCCCTTTAGATAGAATGTCTTCTGAGTTAATCTTGTAAACGGATTGGGTATTGGTTGTCTGCATTTATGTTATGTTGTGTGAAATTAGTTTCCATTGGTCAGCGTCTCTCTCTAGCCACTCAAACAGATATACAATATCCTCGCTGTCTAGTGGTTCGTCAGACTCAAGGTAGTATATACCTTTTATGTCTGGGCTTCTGCCTCCAGGCTTGTCGGCTTCAAACTCTACAGTAACATCAGTTGTGTCACCATAGATATTGTCCATTTGTATTTTATGTTCGTAGATCATAGTTAGATAAACATTGGTTCAAAGAAAGCAAGCTTAGGAGAGTAGACAACACCGCAACCCAGCACTGGTCGAGCAGCGTATATACGTCCGTAGTTCATGGCAGGGTGACTATGGTCTACACCACAGCCTACGTTCATACCGAAGACAACACCGTCCTGGTTGGCGTGGTAGTTGATACCAGCCTGTGCGTGGAGGTGACCCATGACCAGAGACTTGAACTGAGCCTGAGCGTTCTTCAGGGCTGACATCTGTCCTCCCTTTTCTTTGTCTCCGTGTCTGTATATAACATTGTCAATCACTAGATCGGTAAACCTAGGATGTATTTCCCATCCGTCAAGTCCCCATAATGTTTTGAAGTTAAGTATTACCTCTGGTGGTAGTCCAACACTCTGAGCCTTACGCTCTGGTAGAGCGGAGTGATTACCGATAAGGTAGTCTACCTCAGGGAACGCCTTGTGTAGTGCTCTGACCTGCTTAGAAGCCGCTACAAACTCGTCTGCTGCGCTAGGCATGGACGGGTCTTTCTCGTGGAAGCTGATAGCATTCCAGTCTACCAGGTCACCAATGTGAACAACACGTGTGCACTTGTGCTTGTGGAAGATAGAGATTAGGAAGTCAATGTAGCCGTGGTGCATGGCTGGGCAGTGAGTATCAGCTATGACGAGGACACGCTCGTTACCCTTGGCGGCAGGGACAGTAGCTTTGTATCGCCTAATCTTAGAACGCACAGCTTCTGCGGTTGTATCATAGTCTTCAGCGATTTGATGGTAACTAAGACCTTCTAAGTAGAGGTCGTAGGCTTGCTTCTGAGTTAGGTGTTCTTGTGTCATATTTATGATAGTTAGTAGGATGGGTTAACTAAATCTGCCTATGCTGTTTTGAAAGACGAACTTGCCATACTGATCTCGCTCACCTTCACGTTGCTTTGCTATGTTGTATTTGATGCAAATGTGTGTGCCGTGGACGGGGTCGTTGTGGACTGTAGCTTCCTTTGTGTCTGAACCGTTAGGCCATAGCAAGAGAATAATGTCTGCGTCGTTCTCGATGTCCCCGGAATCCTTCAAGTCGTATAGAGTAATGCCTGTCTCACGCTTGGCTCCCTCCCTGTTCACCTGCGCCAAGAGAATGACTGGTAGGTTTAGCTCCATAGCCATGAGCTTGATCTGGTGGCTAACCTCTGCGATTCCGTCGTGCTTCTTTAGCTTGGTGTTCCAAGGGACCAGCTGTAGGTAGTCAATGACTATCCATTCGATGTTGTGTTTACGCTTATACATACGAGCACGTGAACGCAGTTCGTCTATGTTTCTAACGTAGTGCTCTGTAAAGATGGGGGCGTTCTCTACTCTCTCAGTAGCATCCCACACTCTCCTTTGTTTCTCTGGGGATAGCACACCCTCTTGGAACTGGTTGAGGTTCACAGCAGAGCAGGTCTGTATCATGCGCTTTGCTAGGCTCTTAGCCTGCATCTCAAAGGAGAAGTATAAACCAGGCTTGTTGTGGGTCACGCCATTCTGCAAGGCTACGTTCAAGGCTATGCAGGTCTTACCGCAGGAGGTAGGAGCCGCAACAACCATTACCTCTCCGTTGGCTATGCCACCAGCACTGAGCTTATCGTCTAGCTGTTTGATCCTAGTTGGTAGGGCGAAGGTGCTGTAGGTTCCCTCTGCCATCTTCTTGAAGTCTTCACGTAGGGACTCAGCCGCTGATCTAATAGAGGGGTCATCAGCGGAGCCGTTGTCTAGTGTAGCAGTAACAGATCTCTCGATGTCGGCAATGATTACGTCCGGGTCTTGGTTCTCTGTAGCTGCTTCAATCGCGATGCGTGATGTGCGAATAATCTGACGTAACTTAGACTTCTCTTTTACAATCTTGGCATGGCTTACTATTTGAGTAGAGCTACTAGCCTGGCTCTGTAGGTGCATTATGGTGCTCAGTCCACCTGCTTCCCTGTCTGTCCCCTCACGCTTTAACAACTCATCAAGTTCAAGCTCAGAGAACTCTTCACCCGAAGAGCACAGCTTGGCTATGCCCTTGAAAATTATCTTGTTGGCGTTGCTGTAGAAATCGTCTGCGTTGACGATGGTGCTGATGCTGTCGTAGGCAACATTGTCCAACAGGCAACAGGCCAGCAAAGCCTCTTCTGCTTCTAAGTTGTGAGGTTGTTCCATTACTCTTTAATTAGTCCAGAAAGGATGCCGCGTCCAACGGTTTGTTTAGCTTCAGAATAAAACTTGGCTATCGCTATGTGCTGATCCTGGGTATACTTGTCGTGGATCTCTTCAAGGATGTTTTCAGCACTCTGTAGGATAGCTTCTATCTCTTCTTCTTTTCCAACTATATCATTCATTGGCTCCAGTGCTTTGACTATCTGGTCCAAGAAGCGTTTGCGGGGACTCATGATGATGCGGAAGTGGTCTATGTAGTCTAGTTCTTGCATGGCTATGATTTGGTTAGTTCAAGTAGTTGGTTAGATTTATCAATCATTTCGGAGGCACGTTCGTTCATGTCTTGCACCCATCCTGGTTTATGTGAGATTGGCCTGTCATCAACGCAGTTGCCAAACATTTGAGAGTCCCGGAGAACCATTAGTCCTGTTATGGCGTGAGCTATGTGATGCTCCCCAGAGTCTGGGTCTAAGTCTTCGCCCTCATACCAAGCGGTCATGTGCCGCCATACAGCATTGTAGTAAACTGATGCCCTAACGCCAGCGTAACGCCAGTTGTAAGCACCATACTTCAAGTCTCCGTGTAATTTAACCAAGCCACATTCCATTAGAACTGGTGCTGGTAGACCAGACATTGGAGCCTTGCGCATACCAATCATGTCTTTGGGGTTTGTTTCTTTAATCATAATGTAAGAAAGCCCCACCCCCGAAGGGGAAGGGCTATCAGGTATGCCTAGAAGGGGTCGGCGACAACGGCTGGCTCTGAGTAAACTACTTCTGGCTCACTCTCTTCCTCTTCCTTGTCCTCTGTGGGCTTCTCTACCTTGAGGTAGGAGGACAAGTATTCTTGTAGTGTGCCATCCATCTTGTCTGCCTGGAGTGCAGCTTCATTGGACAGTGTGTTAGATACAATGTTGAAGACTGGCTTGTTGAAGGTTACAGCACCCTTGCGGTCTTCGACTGCATCGGTAACTGCTACTACAATGTCTCCTTCTAATTTGTTGGAGCCACCTGCCTTGTCCTCAAAGTCAATCCATGCGGTAAGAGCACAGCCCTTGAGCTGAAAGTTAACAAGCTCGTAACCCTCGCCAACCTTGGCCATAGCGTAGACAGACTTGGTGAACTTAACACCATGCACAGTCTTTACCTCAGACCAGATGCCGGAAGCAACGATGCCATCCTTGTTGCGGAGAGTAAGTTTGTCTCCTACGGTATACACTTCGTTAGCCCAGATTGCGCTGTTCTTCCTATCGTCCCATCCCTTGGCGGTAATGAGTTGATCGAGGATAATGAAACCCGTGTCTTGTGGTAGTGTTTTAGACTCTTGGGCTTCCTTATCGTAAAACTCCCATGCGGAAGCTTGTGTGTTCCATTGAAGGAACTTGGTGGCAGGGTTTGATGACCCCGTTGATCTTGGTTTTGTTCTTGACATAATGTTATTGGTTAGTGATGGGTTGATGTTGAAGGATTGTGAATAAGTAATCAAGCTTTTTCTTTGTTTTTCTTTCGCTCTGCATTCTCTGCCTTGGTCTTAACAGCGTGGCACTCCACACAGATAGCCTGGAACCCACCTATCTCACAGAATAGTCTGCCTATGAGTGAGTCCCAGTTGTCAAAGCCAGTAACAGGGACGATGGGGTCAATGTGATCTGCTCTCATGTCTTTGGCAGGAAATAGTTCCCCGCAATCAGAGCACTTGTGCAACTTACACTTGCGCCCCGTTGCGGGGTTTACACCATCACGAACAAAGGCAGAGCGGATAGCTTCATACTTAACAGGCCATTGAGCACGACGTAGTGCTGACATAATAAAGCTCCTGTAACGAGCCTTAGTCCATTGACCTGAGTTGTATGGCTTCTCTACTTTCAAATGAGTCTATTGATTAATGTTATAAATGCCTTGGCTGCGGTTTGAGGAACTACTCCGTTTCCCAAGAGCCTAAGTCTGTCCACCCTGCTGGAAGACCCATTAGGTGTTCGACCCAGTTTGGGTTTAGCTTCCCCCCTATTGATTGCCTCCCTTGCTGCTCCTCCAGGTTTCCCACATTCCGATTGACCAAGTTCTCCGTTATCGTTGCTGACATTGCAGTTGATGATCTTGGTGTTCCCCACGACCCTTGGCTCTTCCCATTCGTGTTGGGGTTCGCTTGGTCTTGCAGGCCATCGTGATGGTAAACCGCTCGTGGCAGTTGGTCCACTCTGCCCAGTGCTTTGCCGTCCCTCTCCGTGCTCATGCCCGCTGTGTCCTTCCAGTCCCTCGCTGATGCTGTTGGCCAGTTCTTCACTTCTTGGCATAGTGGTGGCTTCTGCCCCCCCGATGGATTCTTCTTTCTGGGTTTCTGAATGTTTGCTGTGTCCATCACCGTTGGGGTTGACCAGTTCTTCACCTGTTCGGTTAGGCAACCCTCCACATACTTCCGTCCTATGCTCTCTCGGTAAGCCTTCCGCTTTTCCATTCCCTCTGGAGTTCTCTCTATGTCCATCGTTGTTGGAGTTTGCCATGATGAAGACTCGCTTTCGTTGGTGAGGCGCGCCGACTTCTTCCGCTGAGAATATTCCTGCCGTTGCTCGATAACCCAATCCTTCCAATGTTCTGAGGACATATTGGAGAACTGGTTCTCCGTCGGCTGTCTTGCAACTGAGGATTCCTTGTACGTTTTCGAGGAAAACAATTCTAGGTTGGCACTCTCTAATTCCGTCTGCGATGTAGGGGAAGAGGTGTCTGGGGTCTTCAGTAGCTTGACGCTTTCCAGCAGCTGAGAATGGCTGACACGGGAATCCTCCGGAAAGGATGTCCACGTATCCACGAAACTCTCCGTATGGGAAGGTTTTAACGTCCGTGAACACAGGTGCTGCATCCAACTTTCCCGCTTCCATCTTTGCAACCAGGTTCGCGATAGGGAATCCTTCCCTCTCCACGTAAGCGACTTCTCGCAGAGTTGGGAGAACGCTTCTGAGTCCGAGACCAATGCCCTCGTATCCGGAGCATAAACTGAGATGTGTAATTGCCTTGGTAGTATCCACATTGTATCTTTCCTTTTATGATTGTTCTTCCATGTCTAGGACATAGCCGAGGGCTTCTCTGACAGTTTCAAATCCTTCCGCAACTCCTGTAAGTTGCTGACCAGTAGGGGAATAGATGGCAACGCATCTGTGCTCGTTCTTCGTGACCTCTCCCTTTGCCGCAAAGAAGCAGTAGGTATAGCCTTGGTTATCTATTAAATCTAAGAGATCGCTGTCGCAACGCGGAGTCCTTTGTTGCAATGCTCTGGTGATATCAGCCACTCTAACATAGGGATGTGGGCTGCCAACTTCTCCATACTGCAAACGCTGTAGTGATACATCGTCTACGTCTAGGGCAAAGACCTCCGTGTAGGGGTCGATCTGTTCGGTGCTTACTTTTATTTCATTCATTTTTATACTTGGTTTATGGTTTAAACTTCAACTCCACGCATTTGCATGATAGAGATGAGAGCCTTTTTTCTAGTTATTCTTTTCTTTGCGTTCTCTTTCTTAAAAAAATCATTCATACGGGCAACATCTGGATCAACTGGTTCATTGAACAGTTCCTTGACCTTAACGCGTTCATCAAACGTCATATCCTTAAACTTCCTGTTGCGTAAAGCTTTGAGTTTTTCCGTGGCAGCTTTTTGTTTTTCTGATCTCATCTTTATACCCTTATGCTTAGGTTGGCAAGGGCTTCGTCTACACCCTCGATAAGTTCTTTGGCTGGTATCGCATTGACGGCCTCCAGTCTGTCCTTGAGGTCGTTCTTCTCCTGGGTCAGATCCTTGCGTTGCTCCGTCATTCTCTCGATGCGGTAGGAAAGAGCACGTGACTCTTGGCGTATCATGTCTATGCGCGTTTGTATGCGCTCGATGTTGTCTTGTTTTATATCCATTTTATTCTAGGGTTGGTATTGTTTTTACTATGTCTGTAATGAGATCGTTTTCTAGGAGTGCTTCCGGCAATGGTTTCCTCCATATGGTCACAGTATTTAGGCAAGCATAATACTGGTCAAGAGAAAAACCTTCCTTCTCGTAAATATTTTTAGCCTGGTCTGGAACACTCAGCTCAGGGTCTCCATACTTCTTAATAAGTTTCTCTGCTTTTACCTTGCCGATACCTTTCATGCCCTCGATGCAATCGGTGCTGTCACCCATGAGTAGTTGCACTAGCCAGTTGTGATCCGCTTCCTCTTGGCTTACATAGGTAGGCCAGTCATCCTTGTCCCAGTTATAGTTCCACCCAGGCACAGACAACATATCTTTATCTATGCTACATATAATAGGCTTCTCTATCTTTCCATTGGTAGCAATTATGCCCAGTAAATCATCAGCTTCTAGCTGGTCATGCTGATACCACCGCTCCGCATACATCTCTTTTATAGCCTTGGTCAATGGGTCATACAATGGTGGCTTGGCTCCCCGGTTACCTTTATAACTGGGATAGAGTGTCTTACGATAGTTGTTACGACCGGATACTACGAGGTAAAAATCAGATGCCCTGCATCCCATGACACATTGATCGATGGCTTGTCTACACATTGCCTTTAATGTGATTAAACCTGTTCCCTCGGTCTCTGCTTTAGCGGCATGTTTATACAGTATAATTTCTACATCCAGCAGAGCAGTTTTCTTATCAGTTTTTTTATTCATATAATAGTATAATGGATAAAATAATTATAGGGTCAATGCTTTTTTTAGCCTCGTTCAAATTAGAGTTGCTTCTCGTTAGACATAGGTTCCCCATTACTGGTCAAACCTATGCCTGGTAGAGCCTCAAATTATGAGTGTCCCCGCCTTCAATAGTGCCCCGGATCGTCGCGCATGGTAGGTCCTGTATTACGCTAGCCGTGGCCGTTCCTGCATTGCTGCAAACCTTTTATACATAGCCGGGTTTCGGTCAAGCTATGCAACCACTTACTCAGACTTGGGGTCAGTGGTTCGTCCACCTGCCTTGCTCCGATATACTGTAAAATAAAAAACCCCTCTTCCATGTAGTGCTGAAAGAGAGGTTTTAAAACGATCTGATCCGTCACTACACGGCATATATAAAAAACTAATATCCATTGTAAGTGACTTGTCAAGTGTCTTTTATTTCCTCGATATTTAGAACCATTATTGATACGCCGCTACGCTTCAGCTTGTAGCCTTTACTCTTATTGCCTACGGCTAGATGCTTCAATGCCTCGTCTGCTGTATGAGCGTGCTTTATGGCTCCGCATTCGTTGGGCATATCTGTCCTAGTATATGAGATTCTGTAACAACTCACTTACCTTTTGGAGTGTGATGGCCTTCTTTAATTAGCCACCTGCGAAAGCTTCCCCTGTTTGCACCGCCTCGATCTGCGGCCTCTGCTATGGTGCAACCTGTTTCCTGCCAAATATTTAGCGACCGAGCCCTTACTTCGGAGGCTTCCTCGCTGGTCGATCTGCCGCTCGTGCAATGGTCTAGGATGTCCCCAGCTTTCATGAGCATCTCCATTTTATCCTTAAAGCCTTCCATACACCTAACCGCGCTTAGTTTTGATTCATCGGCTGAGCACATGTTAGATTCTGTGGCATCGCTCATTTTAAATTCTATTGTTGGGTTCAATTCTAATATATCTCCGTAATGCACCTTCTAAGGGCTTCTAATGCCCCTAGAAGGCGTTTTGATTGTGGTTTGATGTTGCGACCCCATTTGCATCTAATATGAGCTTGTAGGGCGTGTGAGTGTCGATTCCTTGTGCAATGACTGGTGATCTATCCGATTGCAATGGCTAGCAGTATAAGTATTACGCCGCCCAGGATGCAAGCAAATAACATCATTGCTGCTTCCGCTTCTCTCTCACTATTTACAAGCTTGTGCTCACTTATGGTTTGCTTTGTTTTTTTCA